GAGGAGGGAGCGGCAAATCCAGTACTGGGCGGTCACGGTGTTGAACCACATCGAGCCGGCCGAATAGAACGCGGTGCTGTCGTCGCTGGCGCCGGGGTTGGTGACGGCGGTGAGGTTGTCCTTCTGGCCGAACTGGCTGAGCTGCAGCTTGCGCGAATTGCCGCCCTGCGCCGCGTAGAGGTACTCGGTGAAGTCCGGGGTGGAAGCCGCTGTAAGCGCAGTGAGTTTTGTGTTGGCCATGGCTAGGGGTCCAAGAGGAGCAGCGAGACGCCGTCCTCCAGCAGGAGGAAGGAGGTTCCGTCTTCGAGCAGCAGGGCGTTGGTGACGCCGGAGGGCGTCCATGTGCCCATCGCGCCCCAGCTGCCGGCGCCCTGGCTGGCGGCGAATGCGGCCATGGCATCGCTGAGGTTGGAGTAGGAGGCGCCCAACTGGATGTTGATCCAGGCCAGCAGCCGCTCATCGAAGGTGCGCGGCGGCACGCTGGCGAGGTCGAACAGCGCGTGCCAGTCGCCCTCGTAGGTGTAGGCCGTGCCGGTGACGGCGCGGACAGAGGCCTGGCGAAGCTCCTGGTTGGTGCTCATCCCTCACCCTTCGGCTTCGGCGGCGAGGTGGCGTCCTTGGCGAACTCGCGGGCCTGGTAGCGCAGCAGCGCCTCGCGCTCCTGGGTGGCCAACTCGTTGCGCTGGTAGTCGCGGTCCTCCTGGTGCTGGGCGAGGGTGCGCAGGTTGTCGGCTTGGATTTCGGCGCGGTCGGTCTCGACATCGGCCCGCGCCTTGGCGGCGCCGGTCTGCGCCTTCAGCTGCTCGGCCTGGGCGCTCATCAGCTTGGCCTGGGCGCCGACGCCGGCCGCCTGGGCCTGCATCTTTTGGGCCTCGACGATGCCGGCGGGGGTCTGGTTCTTGCCGTCCTGGCCGCCGCCTGGAGGGGCCTGGGCGATGCCCTGCTGCAGGGTGTCCAGGGCGCGGCCGAAGTCCTCTTCGATCTCGCGCCCGTCGTGCATCGACTGGATCAGCCACTTTGCGGTGGCGGTCACCAGCGAAGCGGCCTGCGGGTAGAGTTGGATCAGCGGGATGGTCTTGGAGATGTAGAGGCCCAGCACCTGGGTCACCTGCACCCGCCGCTCGACCGTCTCGGTGGCGTCCGGCTCGATGGTGCTGTCGGTCTCGATGTCGATGCGGAAGGAGCGGGTGACGTTGTCGCGCAGCAGCTCGGTGACCTCCGACCAGGTCGGGCGGCCGAGCAGCTCCATCACCTCCGGCGGCGGCTGGAACGGGCGGGTCATCGGCGCCGGCGGCGGTGGTTGTCCAGGTTGCATCGGCGCCTGCTGCTGGGCGGCCATCGCCTGCTGCTGCATCGCCTGCTGCTGGGCCTGCATGGCCAGGGACTGCTGCAGCTGCTGCCTCTGCTGGGGGTCCTTCAGCATCTTGAGGTTGGTCATCGCCGCCAGGGTTTCCGAGCTGAACCTGGCGGCGATGACCTCGCCGACCAGCTCCACGGCGTCGCGGCAGAAGCGGGCGATGTCGCGCTGCTTGCAGCGCACCCGGCTTGAGCCCCAGACCTGCTTGGTGCGGGTGGCGGTGGCGGTCTCGCGGGGATCGTTGTCGCCCCGCAAGATGTCAGAGATGCCTGTGATTTGATAAACGTCGTCAATCAGTTGCTTGCGCGCCTGAATGCAGCTGGTGATGGTGGTGATGACCATGTCGAGCGGCAGCCACTCGATCAGGCCCTTGACCCCGCCCGCGTCCGAGTAGGCGGCCCAGCTGTCCACCGGGATCAGCTCGTTGGTGTCGCGCTCGAACAGGTTCTGCAGGTCTTTGCCGACCTGCGAGCCGGCGGCGTAGAAGCCGCGCATTTTCAGGGCGTCGGTGAGCCTGCCGATCCTGGCGGTCAGCTCGTCGATGTCCTTCAGCTGGCTGCGGTAATAGATGATGTCCGGGGTCGGCAGCAGGCTGTCGGGCCCGGTGGTGGCCAGGAGCGGCCGGGGGCACGGGAAAAACTCGGTCAGCCCCAGCGGGTCGTCGCGCTCGTCGAGCGGCTTCTCGGGATAGTCGAGGTTGATCCAGCAGGCCTTGCGGCTGGGCTTGTCCCAGACCTCCCAGACCTCGGCCTTGCGGTGCGGGCTGTTGTGGTCCTCGGGGCGGTCGGGCTCCTCGGGGGCCTTGTGGTTCAGCGGCACGTGCTTGCCGCAGTCGGGGAAGCGGGCGACCAACTCCTTGCGGGTCATGAACACCCGCCGCGCCGTCCAGCGGACCTCGGTCCACTTGCGCGCGACATTGGTCAGGAAGTCGTCCCAGGTGACGTGATCGAGCACCGCCTCCTCCCAGTCGACGACGTCGTAGGCTTCGCCGCCCTGGGAGACCTGCTCGCCGCCGACCATCTCGTCGCCGCCGGGCAGCTCCTTGCGCAGCTTCGGCTGGTAGCGGACCCAGACCTGCCCCTGCCCCACCAGCAGGTATTCGTCGCGGGCCCCGCAGAAGATGTCGGCGGTGTCGCGAGCTTCCAGGTTGAAGCGGATCGCCCGCTCCAGCACCTCGGAGGTCATCCGCGCCAGCGGGTCCTCGTCGTGGTAGCGGCGGCGGACCACCGGCTTGGGGGCGTAGGCGAAGGTGGCCGGCTTCAGCGTCTCGATGTTCGACCAGAACAGGCTGAGCCGCCGCCCCCGGGGCGCGTTGGCCGGGGTCGAAACCTTCTCCATCTGCCGGAAGCGGCGGATGATGTCCTTGTTCTGCCGGACCCAGGCTTCGCGGCCCCGGAGCGCGGTGCGGATTTCATCGATCCACGCCTTGGCGCTCGCCGACTGGGCGTTATCCCCGGCGCCCTTCGGTTCGGGCTCGCCCTCGGCCTTTTTCGCAGGGGCCGACCCGTATTCCGCAGCCTCGGCCATGCGGCCAAGTCTAGAACCTCACGGACCACGTTAGCTTTGGGCTCACAATTGTGCGGTTCGCGGCAATTGAAGTGTTGACGGCGCGGCTCGCTTTGAGGTGGTATTAATGAGGGGTGTCCTACCGCCATAGGTGTAATCACATGGTTGACCACGACGACGACGCCGAGCTGCCCTTCATGCTTGGCGGTGATCCGGCCCCCGAGCTGGGGCCCGACGACGAGGACGACGAGGAGGATGCTCCTGAGGAGGAGGGCGAAGCGCGCCCTACGCCGGCGCCGGAGGAGCCCCCGGCCGCCTGACCCTCACCTTGTCGGCAATTGAACAAGAGCGCCTGGCCTACGCCGTGACGCTCGCCGCCGCAGACCTGGACGTGAGCGAGGCCGAGGCCCGCAACTTCCTGGTCTCGGTGGCGGTCGGCCGGTTTCTCGCCGGCGCCCATGAAGGAGGCTTCAGGCCCACCGACTTGCGGTGAGCGTCTGGAAGCCCCAGCCCGGGCCGCAGCTGCACGCCATCGAGGCGACCTGGGCGCCTGAACTGTTCTACGGAGGGGCCGCCGGCGGCGGCAAGAGCGACTACCTGCTGGGCGACTACCTGCAGGACGTGACCCGCTACGAGCAAGCGTGGCAGGGGATCATCTTTCGACGGACGTTCCCCGAACTGGAGGAGCTGCAGGCGCGCTCGCGGGAGATTTACCCGCAGACCGGGGCGATCTGGAGCGAGGCGCGGCGGACCTGGACCTGGGGCAACGGGGCGGCGCTGAAGATGCGCTACCTGGAGCGGGACATGGACGCCACCCGCTACCTGGGCCATCAGTACGCCTGGGAGGGGTGGGACGAGCTGACCCAGTGGCCGAGCCTCTACGGCTACCGCTACCTGCGCGCCCGCCTGCGCAGCGCCCACAACGTGCCCACCAAGCGGATCAGGGCGGCGGCCAACCCGGGCGGCCCCGGCCACCTGGCGGTGAAGGCCTATTTCATCGACCCGGCGCCGATGGGCTATGAGCCGATCAAGGACCCGGAGACCGGCTCGGACCGCATCTTCATTCCGGCCAAGCTGCGCGACAACCAAATCCTGCTGGCCAACGACCCCAACTACGAGGGCCGGCTGAAGGGCCTGCCGGGGGTGCTGGTCAAGGCCATGCTCGACGGCGACTGGAACATCGTCGAGGGCTGCTTCTTCGACAACTGGAGTGGCCGCAACATCATCCGGCCGTTCACCATCCCTGACGACTGGCTCAGGTTCCGCGCCATGGACTGGGGATCGGCCCGCCCTTTCTCCATCGGCTGGTTTGCGGTCTGCCAAGAGCCGGTGGAGGTGGAGAGCCAGACCGGGACGGTGATGCTGCCCCGGGGGTGTCTGATCCGGTATCGCGAGTGGTACGGCTGTGCTGGGGAACCGAACGTCGGCCTGAAGCTGACAGCTGAACAGGTCGCGTTCGGGATCAAGGACCGCCAGAGCGAGAGCGTCGCCTATGGCGTCGCTGACCCGGCGATTTTCTCCTCCGATGGCGGCCCCTCCATCGCCGAGCGGATGTTCCGCAACGGCGTGGTCTGGCGCCGGGCCGACAACAGCCGGGTGGCCAAAAGCGGCCACATGGGCGGCTGGGACCAGATGCGCTCGCGGATCGGCGGCGACGAGGAGGGGCCCATGCTGGTCAGCTTCCACACCTGCCGGGACTTCATCCGCACCATCCCGGTGATGCAGCATGACCAGAGCCGGGCCGAGGACATCGACACGGCCGGCGAGGACCACGCCGCCGACGAGTGCCGCTACGCCTGCATGAGCCGGCCGTGGATCAACGATCCGCCGGCGCCGAAGGAAGCGATCCGGCCCCTCGGCCAGATGACCTTCTCCGAGGTGCTGGCGTTCAACGATCGGCTGCAGGAGGCGGCGAACGACTGGTGATCAGCACATCCAGGTCTCGATGATCACCGGGTCGTCGCTCTCGTCGCGAGGCATGCAGATGTAGCCGCGTTCCTGCATCCAGTCGCGCAGCTCCTCCAGGTCCCGTATCAGGATTATCGATCCGGTGGGCTCAGGCTGCGGCAGCGAATAGTGCAGCCGCGCCACGTAGAACTTCGGCCAGTCCTTCGGGTGATCGTAGATCACCCACATCGGCAAGCGCTTGGGATCGACAACCACGGCCATGTTGGCCTCCCCTCAAGAAGAGGGCCGCCGGGGCATTGGCGGCCCTCCCCACAGTGGTCTTGCACCCCATCAGGGGTTCACACAGAATACCCGCTCGCCAGGAGGTTTCAAGGCTTGCAGGCGTCGCCTATGGGGCGTAATTTGGTGCGTGGCCATGAGCACACGGCCCAACCTGCGTGTAACCTCCGCGTGGTGAGACCCGGCGCCGGCCACCCCCATCCTAGGTCGGCGCCGGGTGATCCAGCCCCAGCTTCTCCTGCAGGCCCTCGACCACCTCCATGTGACCCAGCTCCGCCTCGGCCCAGGTCGCGTAGCGCCATTGCCGGTCGCCGGCCTCGTAGTCGTCGAACACCATGGTCTCGAACAGGATCGGCGGGCCGCCGAAGTGGTTGTGATCCAGGCCCAGGAACACGGTGGAGACCACCACCCCAGGGGCGACCTCGGTGCGGGCGACGATGCGGTTCTGGCGACTGAACCCGAACCCCCACTCCATCCGGCTTACCCGGCGCACCTCATGGCCTTCGAGCAGGTAGTAGCCGGTCACGGCCGCGTCACCTTCCCGCCGCCGGCTCTGACCAGCGCGATCAGCTGCATGTAGATGCGCCCCAGCGTGGCTTCATCGTGGTGGTCGATGGTGATGCGCCGGGCGCGGTCCAGCGACAGCCGGACCTGAGCCCAGTCGCTCAGCGAGCCGATCACCTCCTGGCCGGGCAGCAGCGGTTCGCTCATGGCAGCGCCGTCAGCTTCTTGGCCACCACGAAGACAGCCGTCTTGGGCTTGTCGTCCCACTCCACGAAGTAGCCGACGCCGACCTCGGGGGCATAGATCGAGCCCAGCACCGCGCCGTGGCTCCCCAGGGGGGTGAGGTCACCCGAAGGGTCCTCGGCGGTCTTGGCGACCCGCGTGCCGTTCCTCCAGGCGCCAAGAGCCTGGTTGCGGGTGAACACTCCCTCGTAGCCGGGCCAGTGGTCGATCTGGAGCCGGCGAGCAACCAGGTCTGGGATGGGGACCTCATTCACGGACGCGAGCCCCAGGCCTTCCTGGCGGCGCGGATGTGGCCCTTGTCGATGCGCCAGCCGGGGCCGTAGAGGGCCGGGTCGGTGTCGTGGCCGGTGAGGCGCGGCGCCGCCAGGGCGAACGGGGCCAACGCGGTGCGCTGCAGGGCGATCAGCTGGGCCTGGCGTCGGATGATTTCGCTCTGCGCCTCCATGCGGTCGGCCCCGGCCTTCAGCGCGTCGTCTACGTCCTTGCTGGAGCGGGTGAAGCGCAAGGTGTTGGTCAAAGCCCTGAGGTCCGCAGGTTCGATCAACTCGGCTGTAATCCGCTTGGCCTCCGTAACATGGGTAATGCTCATGATGTCCCGTCTTCCTCAGTAACGCCCCCGCTGAGAGGCTTGGGTGGATCTTCGAACATGAAGTCGTGAGCCCAGTTTTGTCTATAATTATTGCACGCTGGGCAGCGCCAGCCATCAGCGGTGGCGACCAGCTGGCCGTTGTCGATGTGCATGGCGTCGGCGTACCGGGTGTGGGCTTCGTCTGAGCGGTCGTTGCCGCAGGTGAACGGGTGGACCGTACCAGCGGCCTGCCAGCGGTTCAGCGCCGCCACCTGCTTGGCGGTCCAGGGGGTGGAGACCTTCAATGCTTGGTCTCCTCGGGGGGCTGCGGTTGGGTCGGCGCGACGGCCTCGTAGGCCGCGACGTTGGCTTTGATCCTGGCGCCGAAGGCGTCGATCTTGGCCAGGTGCTCAGCCCAATTGCGCTGCATGAGCCAGCCGAGCCAGCCGTTGGAAACCAGCAGGCCGGCGCCGCTGACTAGGTTGAAGGTGACCACGGCGACGCTGAACCGGCGCAGGGACTCTGAGGGTCGCCAATGGGTGTAGTAGGCCATGGCGGCGGTGATCAGGCCGGCGAGCACGGCGGCGGCGAGCACAATCGGGGCGTAGGCCTCTTTCGATAGCTTCATGAACCTTCCGACCCCGGCTGCGTTCTAGCTGTATGGTCGAGCTTCTCGTCCTGCTCGTGGTCGCGCTCTTGGCGGTGGCCATCGTCTGGTGGGTGATCCAGAAAATCCCCCTCCCTGCGCCGTTCACGTGGATCGGGGCCGCCGTCATCGGCTTGGTGGCCCTCTTGCTGCTCTTGTGGTTCGCCCAGCGGCTGCTGCACACCGGCCTCCCCTAAGTCGGGCCCGTTGTCGGGGTTGGTATAGGCGCCGACCACCGCCATGGCGCCGGCCATGTAGGCCTGCTGCAACAGGGGCGACTGCAGCTGCCACGGCAGCAGCTTGAGGCCCATGGTGTCGAGCGCGTACAGCCGAACCGTCTCGTAGTTCACGGCGCCGAGGTTCACCATCACGTCTCCTTCGTCGCGCTCACCCAGGCGGCCATCATCTCCTTGAACCCCGGCTGGCGCACCATGCCGGCGGCCATTTCAGGGGTGATTGGCACCAGGTCGGGGCCGTCTTCCAGCAGCCGGAACATGAACAGCGCGCCACAGTCGCAGATAGCGCCCAGCAGCGGGGCGCTGCCGTCCTTGGGCGGCTTGCCGTACGGCGGGCCCGCCGGCTTGGTGCTGCCGCAGCGTGGGCAGGCGATCGTGATCATGGCTTGCCTCCCGGCAGCTGCCGCACCCATCGGTAGGCGAGCCAGCAGAGCCACACCCCGGCCAGCAGGTTGACCACTTTCCAGGGCAGGGCGTCGCCGATCAGAACCATGGTGAAGTTCATCACCGCCGCGCCCAGCAGCAGCAGAACCCGGAGGACCAGGCCGAGGGTCAGGACGATGGCGGGCGGGGCCCTCACGGCTTCCTGCCCTTACGCCTGCGGGTGGAGCGGCCCTCCTCGACCATATCCGTGGCGTCAGGGACATGGTCGCCCCTTCTGGCGCGGCCGAGCGGGTCCTCGCCTCGGGGCATGTCCTCGCGCGGCACGCCGGCGATGAAGTTGTCGAACTTGAAGGCGGCGTCGATCATCGCGTCGATGGTGGCGGGCTTCAGCCTGGGCCCCTCGTCGTTGCGGGCCAGCCGGGCGGCCTCGGCCAAGTAGTCGGCCTCCTTGATGATCAGCTTGTCGTAGGCCTGCACGGCCATCAGCAGGGCGGTGGTGCGCCGCTTCTCCTCCTTGGAGAGGTCCAGCACCTGGCCGGCGGGGTCATAGGCCACCCCAGCGTCCTCCAGCACGCCGTGTTGGCCGGGCGCCAGGCGTGGGGCGCCAGCGGCTTCGTCGTCGAACGTGGTCATGTTTCACCCAGGCTCTGGTAGTACCAGCTGTGCAGGAAGCCGAGTTTGAGCGCTCGGGCGCCGTGGCCGTTTTCGATCATCTGCCACAGCCACAGGGCCCGGCCTGAGCGGCCATTGCCGTCGATGAACGGGTGCAAGCGCTCGTAGCGCTGGTGGATCGGATAGGGGCGGGCGTCGGTAGTGTTGACGTACATCAGGATGTCCTGCAGCGCGTGCTCGATCTCGGGCCCGCCGGCTGGCGCGACGTAATTGCCCACCCGGACATCCATGCCCACCTCGCAGCGCAGCCTGGCGCCGGGTTGCAGGACGTCCACCAGGGCCTCCAGATCGGCGACGGTGATGCGGTCCTGCGCCAGGAACCGCTGGTGCGCCTCGACCGCATCGGCCCTGGTCCTGGTGATCCCCTCGATGCTGTTGCTCTCGATCACGAAGCTGGTCAGCGCGCGCTTGTCGATCACAGCACTCTCCCGGCGACCACCGCCATGGCGGCGATGATGGCGATGTCGAAGATGGCCAGCGGCAGGGTCCACCAGGGGCCGCCCATGGCCCAGGAGGCGATGGCGGTGATGGCCCCGGCGCTGCACAGCAGCATGGACATGACGCAGGCGATGCGCAGCATCAGCACCAGCGGGTCCTCGGTGAGACGCAACCTCATCGGTCAGGCTCCTGCATGGCGATGAAGCCGCCGGTGTCGCGTTCGATGACGCAGGCCCTGCGCCCCTCGCGGGTGGTGAACAGCGAGACCACCTCGCCAGGGTCGCCCTGGGGGGTCAAGAGCCTGTCGCCGATCTGCAGCTTGCCGTAGTCGGTCTTAGTGGCCTGGACGGCGGCCTCCTTGATGGCGCGCTCGCGGCGGGAGGTCTTGGCGCTGTTGGCGAGGTTGATGGCCGCCGCTTTGGTCATCTTCAGCGCCTGCGCGGCGAGGCCCAGGGAGTAGCCCTTGTCGAGCAGGTCGAGCAGCTGCTCACCCTTGGTGTGGCCCTTGGTGATGGAGCCTTTGCGGCCCCGCTCCATCAGCATCCGCTGGTAACGGGGTCCGGCCTTCTCCTCGGCGGTGAGGCCCAGGCCATGGCGGATCAGGTAGTCGCTGACGGTCTCGACCCGCTTGCCGGTGCGGGCGGCGATTTCGTGGGGGAACAGCCCCTCCTCGGCCCGCAGCCGCCTGATCTCGGCGAGCAGCGGGTCCTTGTGGATGCGCGGCGCACGCTTGTCGGAGAACGACGCTCTACCCATCGCTGGGGCTCCCCTTTTCGGCGGCGATATAGGCCGCCAGGAACAGCGTGGACCTATTGATGGAGACCCGCAGCAGCGTAGCCACGTCCACCTCCGGGTGGAAGCTGGTCTGGATCATCTCGCCGAGGAACAGCCGGAAGCGGTCCAGGGTGCGCTGGTCCTGCTCGGTGGTCATGCGCTGCCCTCCGCAACCGCGCCGGAGTCCCACAGCGTTTCGCGGTCCAGCTCCGGCCACGCCTCCAGATCGGCCCGGGCGCTGGCCCGGTCGTTGTGGTAACGGACGATCTCCAGGGTGAGGGTGTCGGCCGCAATGCTGCCGGCGCGCACCACCCACTCTTCGTCGATCTCCCGCATCGCCGCCCAGCGGGTCAGCTCGTGGTTGAAACCGCCCTCGCGGTGGCCGGTCTGATCGAGAGTGGCGCAGAGCTGGGTCTGGCGGATCATCCGCTGGCGCTCCTCCTCGCTCATGCGGCTCGCGGCCCCCTCAAGGGCGCTGGGCTCCACCCGGACCCCCAGCAGCTTGATGGTGCGGGACTTCATTGTTCTGGCTCTCCCTCTTCTGGCTTGGTGGTCTCCAGGCCCAGCAGCTTGCGCCGCGTCGCCTGCACCAGGCGGTCATACTGCAGCGCCTTGGCGGCCCGGGGGCAGTCCTTGAGAAAGCACATCGGCCTGGTCTTGGGGCAGTCGCAGTCAGTCATCAGCGTCCCCCTCGGCCCAATGGCGCCAGCGGCCAGCGCTCCGCAGCTGGCGGCGCCAGACCCAGCGGGCGGCCAGGACGCCGGTGAACGAGCCCACGAAGGCCCCCAGGCCAGTCGCCAGCAGCTGTAGGAGCGCTTCAGCCATCGGCCCGCTCCACAAACGCCATCACTGCGCCGATCTGGGCGGCCAGCATCAGCCATGACCACCGCAGCTGCTGCTCGGCGGCCACCTCCCGCAGCAGGTGCAGCCGCATGGTGTCGCCGTTCATCAGCTGCGAGTGCTCGGCCAATACGCTGCCCATGGCGCCGGTGGCGGTCTCGTCGTAGCCGCGCAGCCAGCCGAAGTATTGGTGCAGCAGGGTGATGCTCATGGATCGGTGCTCCGGCACATGACCTCATCCAGCGCCTCGCTCTCTTCCCAGCTCAGCAGCCGGCCCTGATAGCTGGGAGGAACCTCGATCAGCCGGGGGATGGGGAACGCCTTGCACTCGCCGCCGGGGTTGCAGCCGAGGATGCGGGCGGTCTCGATGGCCGCCGCCGCCAGCTGGTGGTCGGCGTCAGTGAAAAACCTGCCGCTGATCTGCAGCTTCCTGGCGATGGCCGCTGCGGCGCCGGCTGCGGTCGGCTCGACCACGCAGCAGCCGAGGAAGCGCTCGCCCTTGGGGTGGTCTGGGTCGACGAAGGAGAGCCAGTAGAGCGTCATGGCGCGCTCGCCGCCTGGGCCAGGGCGATGGTGTCGCGCAGGGCCTTCACCGCCTCCCAGGGGTCCTCGTTCACCTCCAGCAGGGCGATCTGCTTGAGCGCCGCCTCGTAGCGCCGGTGCTGCAGCAGCAGGAGGGCGACGTCTGTGGCCAGCTGCTGGGCGCTGGCCTGATGGTAGTTGAGGCGATCCACTGGCGTATCGGTCATGTTGACAGCATCCGCAAACAATGGGGAATACTATATGGAGATGAGCAGCTTGGAAATCGGCGGCCAGGGGTGTCTAGGAGAGTGCGCTCCTGGCGCACTCGTGGGTGGGGGGGTGGGGGGCCATTGGCGTGGCGTACAGCCAAGCTGGCCTGAGAAAGAGGGTGACAACCATGAGCGTGGGCCCGCGCGCGAGGGGGTGGTCTGGCATGAGCGTGGGCCCTCCCTGGCGGTCGTTCCCGCCCAGGTTGTGTCAAGTCTTCTTTCGGGCATGCGACCACCTGTCGCACCCCCCACCCCCTTAGGTTGTGCTCGGCCAGGTGGCAGATGCGACTGGCTGGCAGGTGCACTCATCACGTGCTCGCTCTCCCCGAGTTGTCAGCGTGGCACACGCTGGCCGGTATGCCACGATGGCGCGCACCCCGCAAGTCACCCGCTGTGGCTGCACACCGGCAGACTGCACCAGTCTGCCATACCTCAGAGGGTTGATCATCCCCAGGGCGAGGCGCTGAGCAGTGCTCGCCAAGGCAATGTGAGCACCGCTCACACTGCTGTCGGATGGCGGGTGCAAGGGGTTGCGAGATTGCTAAGGTGGCGCCACCTCCGACACAAGCTCCGAGTGAGGCCTTGCCGCCTGGACGCACCACGCGAGCGCGGCCCGGTGGTGAAATGGCAGGGTGCGCGCTGGACGCGCTGCACGCTGCCGGTGTGGGAGGCCCTTCAGTGAACTATCGGCTGATCTCGCATCAGTGGATCGGGACATCTCATGCAACCCGAAAAAGGGAACGTTTTGAGACTCTGGGTTCTGGCAACCCAACCACTTAACACCATCGTTTATGGCTGTACGGGCTTCTAATCGCCGCTATGGCCTATACCCGCTATGGGTCACTTGGGTCTTGCTCGCATTGCGCGTGCATTGAAGGGGCTTTTCAGGGGATTGCACCTATAGGGATATTCTAGCCGGGTCTGAGCCCGGCGCCTCGGATGCGGGGGACTGCGTTGACGTTCGGCGAATGGCCGTAGCGCCGCTGGAGAGCCTCAGGACGGGCGCTTTGCTTCCCTGGCTCCTGGCGCCATTGGCGGGTTGGGGGGCGGGGTTGGGCGGGCTCCTGGCGGGGCTGGCAAGGCCAGTTCCTGGCGGCGCCTCGCTAGCCATTGCTCTCGGCTTTCGTCGGGGGGGCGGTCGATAAGGTGACGGTGGATCACTTCCCCGGCATGCTCGACCTGCTGGCCCCAGCTCTTCGGGTTCATGCGGGCAGCCACCCAACGGCGCACGTCCACGCGGAGCTTGGCGCGGGCGACTGAAGCCGGGTTCGGCGCGTCGCCTTTGAAATCGTCGGAGGCGTCGTCGGAGATCGCCACAGCCTCTTCAGCCATCGCATCCGCCAGCGCTTGCCGCGCCAGGGCGTAGGCTTGGCGGAACTCAGGGTGCGCCGCCGTCCAGGTGTAAACCGTGTAGCGATCAGGCATCCCCGGATCATTGCAGATGGCGCCCAGAAAACGGCCGGACCAGATCTGTCTACAGATGTAGTTTCCCACATCGGCATTGTAGCCGCTCACCGGGCCCGTAACCCGCTTCGGCGGCCTCATAGCCTCCGCCACGGCCGGCGCCATCGGGGGCGCCTTGTAACGCCTCCCGGGCGTCACCCTCCCAACCGCCAGCGAAACCACGTCGGCCGAATGCTGTGGGGTTTTCCTAGGCATTTCCGCAGCTTACCACAGCGGCTGCGACAAATCAGCAGGGCGCGTAGTTTCCACAAACAAACCCCTTGCAGTGTCCTGCGAATAGTCGGATAAGGGTGTCACGGAACGAGACGGAGCGGGCGGGGCCAGGGGGTCCCGGGCTTCCCTCTCAGAAAGGAGAACTGGCCAACCCCGGGGCTTGGCGCCCCTCATAGGTGAGACCTGACTGGGCTCATGAGACGTTCGAAGGCCGATTTGCCCGGCATCACGAGGGCTAGCGATGAGCAACGGCGTTACGCACCGTCTCACTGGCCCGGCGAACGCACGGCAATGGGCTGCATAAACCCAACGTCTCGCCCCGGCCCCCGCACTCTGGCGGGAGGCGCCGGGTGATTGCGTCCGGCCCTGATCCTGGGTCGCTGAGGATGGCCCGGAGGGCCGAAACGCAATGATCAATCCAATCGCCCTTGAGCAGCTCATCGACGACGAAGGCCTTGCGGCCATCCTCGACGCGCTCGCCGTCATCGCCGATGAGAAGGCCGAGCATATCCGCGCCAGCTATGAGGGCGCCGCCGACCCAACCGCGAAGGCCTGGGAACGCGCGGGCGTCCGCATCGGCGCCGCCGCTGGCGCCGTCCGCAACCTGCTGGGGGCCTGAGCCATGGCATTCACCATCGAATACACAAACTGCGGCCGGGTCATTGAAGCCCGCACGCGCCACACAGCGCGGGGCGCCGCGATCAGCCTGGGCCCGCTCGCCTATGAGGTTATTCGCGGTCAAGCCATGCTGGATAGGCCTGCCGGTCACCGCTTCGCCCGGTGCGCCGAGACCATTCGCCAAGCGCTCAAGGCGGGCGACATCGTCGGCGCCGAGCTGCGGTTTTTCAACTCCGCGCTGACCATCACGAAAGCCTGAGCCATGCAGTACACCAACGACCTGCTAGCCCAACGGCTGGCGAGCGCGGTCACGTCCTATGACCGGCGCCGATGCAAGCGCCGGGACTACAACCATTACGCTCTCGGCATCTACCTGATGCGCTGTGACGACATCGTCTCAGCCGTCGAGCGCGGCGAAAGCGTCCGCAACGCAGTCTTTCAAGGCTTCACCGGAGACCTGCGCGACCACGTCCTGAGCGCGCTTCAACCCGCCTGACCCCTGATCAACGGCCCTCCTGCGAGGGCCGCACTCCAGGCGCCACGCCTGCAACCCCGAGGAGGCCTTAGGCCATGTTCCTGATCATCGACAGCAACGGCGCCCGCCTGGGCGCCTACACCGACCGCGCAGCCGCCCTGGCCTGCGCCCGCGATCTGGCCGCCTGCGGGCTGGCCGTGCGCCTTGTGCGGGGGCGCTGACATGTATCAAGTCACCTGGACTATCGACGTCGAGGCGTCGAGCCCGCGCGAAGCTGCGCTGTACGTGTGGCGCCACATCTTTAACCGCGACGAACCGCAGCCGGATGACGCTTGCGTGTTTGAGGTGGCCGCGCCCTTCGAGGCCGGCGCCCGTGTCGACCTTGCCGAGGAGGCCTAAACCATGGGCTACACGATTACCCCGGCCCGCTATGCCAAAGGGCAGATGCTCGTTCGCTGCCCCTCGGGCGATGGCTACAAGACCCGCGCCGCGCGCTTGATCGGCGACGGGCTAAAGTGCCGGTTCTCCGGTCGCTGCGGCGGCTACATCGCCAGTCCAGCCAAGGCGCGGCGGTTCGAGCGGCTCTATGCCGAGGGGTGGGACGCAAGCAGCGTTACCGGCAAATTCTATCCCCCAAAGAAGGCCTGAGGCCAATGACGCTCAGCGAGCTTGACCGCGCCAGCGCCGCCCTGGCGCGGCGCCGCATCTAGGCCTGACCGTCTCGGTTGCGCCCCTTCCGGGGGGCGTAACAGTGACAGCCACGTCAACCGGGCAAGGAGGCCCAACCATGATCCGTGTCGAAACCGTCACGGCGCCCGCCGTCTGGGCGTCCTACCTGATCAACGGCGACGCCTCAGGCATCACCGATCAGGACCGCGAGGCCTGCGACGCATGGCACGCCGCGCAAGCGCCGTTCTACGTAGTCAGCTGCACCGACGACGACCCCCGTTTCACGTGGAGCTACAGGCTCCACGGCGGCAACGCCGGGGGCGGCGACGTCCTCGACTACATCCTTCATTCTACCGAGGAGGCCTGAGGCCATGAAAACTGGCTCCGTAGCTCACGCGCTGGACACTCTGGAGCGTGACCTCATCATCGAAGAAACCGACTGGCCAAAGGCCACGGTGCAAGCCCTCGCGCGGCGCGCCGGCGGCTACGACTCCAACGGCGTACGCGTCAAAATGAACGTGCGCTTCCCCAAGGGCGGCCCCGTCGAGGGCGTCCGCTGGTTCGAGGCCATCGAAATCCCCTACGCACGCAGATGGGGGGCCTGACACGCGACCTAGCCGGCTCTCCGGAGCCGGCTACACCGTGCGCCATGCACGCCAACCCGGGCAGGAGGCCCAACCCCATGCAATCCAAGCGTTACGACGGCGTCCTGTGCCGCCTCATCGACAAGGCCACCGGGCGCGAGCTTCGGGCTGGCGACACCGTCACCGACTTTCGGGGCGAAGCCCTTGTGCTGCGCGGCGGTCGGGCGCCGCACAAGTGCAGCAGCCAGGGCCATGTCACGGTCTCGCGACCGGGCTTCAACCCTAGCGACTACGGCGCCGAGTACTATGCCAGCGTGATTAACGCCAAATGGGAGGCCTGAGGCCATGAGTTATCGCGACCTGCTCCCCGAGGAGCACGAGGCCCTGGAGGCCTTCGCCGACGCCTTCGGGCGCCGCTGGAGGGACACCCTCGGCAACACCTACTGGTACAACGCCCGCGTCTGGGAGGGGGGCAGGCCCGGCATGGGCTCGACCCTGCACCGCATCCGCAACGACTTCGGGCCGGCGTGGCTCTGGGACATCTACAAACCCCGCAAGAGCTACAAACCCCGCAAGAAGGACGCCTGAGGCCATGATCAATCGCCGAGTTGAAATCCCCCCCTACGCCCGCCAGCGCCAGGAGGGCGAGCGCTACGGCCTCGCCCTGGAGCGCAAGACCCTGGTCAGCGGCCCCAACGCGGGCCGCGAGGCCGTCGTGGTGCTGCTCGACAGCGGCGCCCACCGCACCTACGTCGCCGCCGATTGCAGGTGGCTGTGATGACCCGCACCCACCCCCTGGCCCTGGCCCGGCGCGCTCGCGCCCTGGCCATGTTCTCCACCGGCGACGAGCGGACCTTCTGGGTCCGCCGCGCCCTCACCCACCTCGCGGACGCACGCCACCAGCGCGGCGCCGCTCGCCTGATCGGAGCTTGAGCCATGACCCACTTCGCCCTGACCCGCGTCTATGAGATCAGCGTCCTACGCCACCGCTTCGCCCTCGCCAGCGAGGCCCTTGAGGCCGCCCTGGCGTTCGAATGCGGCCACACCGACTTCCTTGATTACGAGATTACCTACAGCGAAGGTGATCAGACGGAGACCTCCGAGGCCGATGGCTGGTCCGTCGAGGTCATGCGCGTCAACCCCCGCGACCGCCTGGGCAACCTCGCCCCCAAGGCCTAACGCCGGGCCAGCGGTCCCCTCCGGGGGGCCGCTCACCGGGCGCCCGCCCGATCCCCACCGTCAACGGAGACACCATGTCCAAGCACACCATCCACGACCCCGCCGAGGCCCGCATCGCCAAGAAGGTGGTGGACTGCCTGCTGGCCGCCTATCCCAAGGTCGCCGTCTGGGAAGGCGAGGACTGGGCGCTGAAGGGTTCAGCCGACAAGGCCGCGATCATGCTCGCCCTGGCCAGCACCGACAGCGACCGCCTGCTGGTCAACCACGAAGGCAAGCGCGCCATGGTCTGGCTGATCTGGGGCAACGGCTGCGACCTGATCAGCGACTACAGCACCGTCCTTGAAGACGTGCTGAAGCCCGCCACCGACTACGCCAACACCCAGGAGGCCTAGGCCCATGACCACCCCCCAACCCTACCGGGTCAGCGTCAACGCGGCCCGGGGCGCTCCCATGGGACGCCCCGACACCGGCGCCATCGATCCCGACAGCCGCGCGCGCCGGGTCCGCCTGCGCTCCGTCCCGCTCCATGAGGGCTATGACCCCGGCGGCGCCTATTGGGGCGAGCGTCGCCCCGGGGAGATGCTGTTCTGCGCCTGGAGCCGCGACTTCGTCCGGTTCATGGACGCCAGGAGCTACCTGCTGGTCGAGGAGATGATCCGGCGCCAGTTCCCCAACGCGGAGTTCTGCGGATGACCCTCACCCCCCTGGAGCAGCGCCTACTGGGGACGCTGACCGCCTTCGAAGCCCTGATGCAGCAGCATCGGGGCTACCCCCCGTTCACCGTCCTGCACCGACTGCGCATCCGCATCGGCCAGGACATGCTTGTCGCCAACCGCACCGCCGTCGAGCGGCGCCAGAAAGAGGAGGCCTAGGCCCATGGACGACGACCTCACCTACAGCATTGTCCAGGTCGGGCTGCCTGACCGCTGGCGCCCAGCCGGAACCTGGGCCTTCACGCTCAGCGACGGCTCGCATTGCGGCACCGGGTTCACCTCTGTTGATGCGGCTGACGCCGCCGCACGGCGCCACATGCAGGCCCTGACCGAGAGGGCCCCATGACCCCCGAGGAACTGCGCCAAGCGCGCGAGGACCTGGGCCTCATGTGGGGCCTGGGCAGGCCCCTGCAGATGCAGGAGCTGGGCCGCATCCTGCGGCTGGGGGGGCGGGACGTGGGCACCCAGGTCGGGCGCTGGGAGAAGGGCCTCCACAAGGTCCCCGGCCCCGCCGCCCTGGCCATCGAACTCATGCTGCGGGGCGCCAAGCCCCAGGCGATCATCAGGAAGGAGGGCTGAGAGGCGCGACTAGCCCGCGCTGCGGGGCCCTGGGAGCCTTCTGGAGGCTGCTGGGGCCTCCGGTAGCTCTGACGGGCGATAGCCCGCCAGCAGGGCCTGGAGCAGCCGTGAGCAGGGTCCTGATGGCTGAGAGGACCCGCTCACCCAGCGCTCGACCATCCGGCCAGGATCGGGGCCGCCCAGGCCAAGCTCGTGCGCCACCTCTTCCGGGTAGGCCGCCCGGCCCAGCCTCCACATGTGGCCCAGCTGGGTCAGCGCCGCGCGCACCTGCGCGGCGGTCATCACCGGGATCAACGTCTCATTCGGCGACAAGGCCCAACTCCCACGCCATGCTGGCGATCACCGCCCGGCATTCGGAGCGGCCCACTTCGGTCAGCCGGTAGCCCCTGCCCCGGTCGCAGTCGAGCGCCTCCGAGTTGAGTGCGCTCCTCAGCCGGCAGACATGCCACCGCACCGCCCCCTCCGTCACCCCGCAGGCCAGCGACAGCTCGTGGGCCTTCAACGGCCCCGGCTGGCTGTACAGCGCCGCCAGCATCCGCGCCTGCGAGGGCGGGATGCCCAGCCACTCGCCGAACGCCATCCAGCCGGCGGGGTAGCGGTCCATCAGACGCCGCGCCGATCTGCATGGCCGAACGGCAGCGGCTCCACCAGCTTGATCCGCCAGCGCTCCAGCACCCGCATGGCCTGGGGCTTGGCCTTCAGCCGCATGTAGGCCGTCACGGTGTGCGGCGTCAGCCTGCCTCCGCGAGCCATCGGCGGCGCCGAGCCGCTGAGCGCGGCCCCCGACAGGTAGCTCTCAGCGAACTCCGGATAGGTGTCCTGCGCCATTTCGTCCCACAGGTCCCGGGGGACTGTCAGCGGCAGCTTCGGCTCTGGCATCGCGCTCCTCCAGCAGCTTGAGGTAATCGTTGGTCCTGGTGGCCAGCTCGGCGGGCGGGACAGTCGCCAGGGTCCGGAACAGCCCCGGCTCGGCGCCGGCCTTGGCGTCGGCCCACTCCCGCCAGCGGTCGTTCTGGATCAGCCGGTGGACGCCCTTGGCGTACTCGCCGCCGTACTCGCCGCTGAACGCCGCGCTGAGGCCCGCCAGCACCCTGGCCGGGTCCGCGCCACGGCCCACCGCCGCCCTCAGCGCTTCGGTGGTCTCGGCCTGGCTGGATCGCTTGCGGGCCAGCTGGGGCGAGGCCTGCCAAATTTCCCGAGACCACTCGGCGAGCGACTTTCCGGCGGAAGGGGGGACGTTAGGGGGGAAGGTTTCGGGGAGAAGTGGTTGGGTTTCTTTAGGGGTCTGGGGACCTTCTTTTCTTGGAGGAGAGGGGGGCTTTGGTGACGTCGTCGGTGACGTCGCTGCGTCACGCTTCCTTGCCCGGTATTTCGCCTGTCTTTTCCGCTGCATAGCAAGGTGTTGGACGCGGGTGACGTCGTCGGTGACGTCGTTTTCGTCGTCGGTGACGTCGTCGAAGTCCGCCGCCATCGCCTCGGCCACCAGGGCGATTTCCGTGGGGGTCAGGCCCAGGCGGCCCAGCGTGCGGATGGTCAGCGGGCCCATCATCGCCGGACCCCCAGGCTGCGCCACGCGGCGATGTCGGCCTCGGTGGCCCGGTCCTCGCCGTCGAGGATGTCCCTGGCCCGCTCGGGGCCGTACAGCCACACCAGCTTGGCCGCCAACTCAGCCCAGGCCGGTGACAGCTGCTGGCCCTCCATGGCCTTGCGGAGGTCCTCGCTGGTCATGCCGCGATCCTGAGCGGGACGCCCCAGGCCTCCAGGGTGATGATCACCTCATCCAGGGACCTGCAGCAGGCCCACAGGCCGCCGGACATCTTCAGGTGCTGGCCGAAGGCCTTCTGGCTGTCGGTCAGCGCGCCGCCCTTGGCCTTCAGCTCGATGCAGCCCAGCTGCCCGCCGGGGAGCACGATGCAGATGTCGGGCACGCCCGACTTGACCCCCAGGGCATAGAGCACGCCCATCTCCCACCGCTTGCGGGTTCCGCGCTGGTTGGGCGTCGACCACCACAGCAGCTCAGGCGCCGCCGTCCGCAGCAGCTGGGCGACAGATCGATGCAACTGCTCCTCGGGCCGGCGCACCGGCGCCTCCTCACAACCCTGGTTGATGGCGGGGGTATCGGTTCGGCAGACCCAGGCGCTGGGCGGCCCTGATGGCCACCCAGGAGCCCCGGAGGCGGACCCGCTGGACGGCGCTGGCCCTGACGCCCAGTCGTTTGGCGATGTCGGCGTGGCGCTCGCCTTGGGGGGCCAACAGGATGGCCTCGATCAGCTCATCGCTCATCGCCGGGTGCGGCATCACCTGGCCCCCTGTCGCCAGTGCGGCTTGGCCTGGGCCACCGTCCAGCTGGAGCCCCAGCCCCGCAGCACCACCCGGTCGCCCTCGCCCACCTGCGGCGGCAAACTCACCGCCACCGACCTCAGGCCGACCTTGCAGACGCCCATCAGGTGGGCGTCGCCGTTGATGTAGGTGCGCAGGACGGTGGCAGGGCGCTGGACAACCTTGGGCATTTCAAGCCGCCACTGCGGCGGGCCAGCTATGGATGGGAACGCGATACTCGGTCGCGCGCTCAATCCGCATCGCTAGTGTTAAGCTTGGTTGTCGCTCACCAAGCTTAAGACGGACAAGGTGGCAGCGGCTGCACCCGACTCGCCGCGCCAGTTCGGCGCAGCTCGGGGCATTTGGGGTGGTCAGGTAATCGTGAAGCGTCATAGCGCCGCTATCGTTGTCCCCGTGGCGGGCTTCTTGCAAGCTGGACCGTGCCGCAGGGACGCAATTTTTATCAGGTGCGGGAACAGTCCCGCAAGAAGGAGCCCGAATGAGTGACGACGAGCAGCAGCCCCCCCGGTCATTCATTCGGGCCTGGCGCCTGCATCGGGGCCTCAGCGCCTCGGAACTTGGCCGGCAGGCCGGCTACCATCACACCTACGTGTACAGGATCGAGACCGGCGAGCGGCGCTACGACCAGTATTTCCTGGAGCGGGTGGCCGAGGCCCTGCGCTGCCGGCCCGCCGACCTGATCGGCAAGGACCCGGCGAGCATGGACGCGCTGGACGCCATGACCCCCGAGCAGCGGCAGAAGCTGATCGAGTTCATGCGGGTGTTCGAGGAGGGGGTGACGGCCCGTCTGACCGGCGTCAAGCGGCGGCGAAAAAAGAAAGCCGCCCCCAGTTGACATTGTTCGCGCCAAGGGGGCGTTATTGGGGAACGGGAATTAACCCCCCTGGGCGCGACTTACGCCATGGAACTGGACTCAACCGGAAGGCTGCGGCTAAATCCCCCTCTCACCCTTGAGGAGGATCGCAAAGTGGACGCTCGTGTTGAAGTCATCTCGCCGGCCTACGCCAAGGAATTGCTTGAGCGTTCGATGCCAAACCGCCCCCTGTCGGAGCACACTGTCGCGAGGTACGCGGTAGACATGGCCGATGGGCTCTGGATCAATAACGGTCAGGGCATCGTAATCAGCGACACCGGCGAGTTGCTCGACGGGCAACATCGCCTGCACGCCATCATCAAATCAGGCAAGACCGTCGCCATGCTGGTGGTGCGCGGCGTGCCCCGCCAAGCCTTCGTAACCATGGATAGCGGCAAGGGCCGCAAGCTTTCGGATGTGTTGGCCATCGAGGGCTACAAGTATCGGTTCAACCTCGGCGCCGCCGCCAAGCTCGCCTACAACTATATCGCCGGGGTCAGCTCGTCCTACACTACCTCGCGCGGCACGCTTGAGCAGTTCATCAAGCGCCACCCCTACATCTCCGAGATGTCGGACCTGATCGGCCACACGGTGCAGCACAAGCACCGCTTGCCCAAGACGCAGCTCATCGCCTGCCTGTTCCTGGCCAATGAGAGCGGCCTGATGGGCAAGGAGGTCTCGCAGTTCGTCGAGGGCCTGGTCTACGGCGAGGGCCTGTTCCGGGGCGACGCGCGCCACACCTTCCGCGAGTGGCATCGACGGGTCTACCTGGCCGAGAAGCACCGCACTGGCGGCGACACCGCCTCCCTGGCGTTGTTCGGCGCGGTGGTGCGCTCGTGGAACGCCTTCGCCGCCGGCCGCGAGCTGACCATCATCAAGAACGCCTACACCATCACCCGCGAGACCGCCGACATCGTCGGCTTCAAGCCGGAGTTGTACGGCGACGTGGCCAGCCTTGCGGTCAAGGCCCGCGAGTCGGCCCTGAGGAACCTGCGGTTCGCCCAGGCGGCCAACGCCAGCCGCACCAGCGCCGAGCGCGGCGTCGCCCAGGCCATGGCTGAAGAAGATGTCGGCCGGGCGATCCGAGGCGAGGAATTGACCGCGCCGCCGGTCCCAGGGCCCAAAGCGCTGCCCGACTCCGGGGTCACCCCAGCCGAGATGCGGGCGATCCGGGCCAAAGCCTTCCCCAGCGCCGCTGGGCGAGCCCAGGCCAGATAGGAGTGCGATGCCCGGCCTGTTTGATGACTACGAGGTCGCGACCCAGGCCGGGCAAGTCGCCTTCACATCCTCTGACCGTGGGCTCGCCGTAGCCTGGGCAGACAAGCACTGCAGCGCGCTCGGGCCCCTGTCGGTCTACCGCGTGCTCTGGTTTCGCGACACGTTCTACCGGACGGCCTCCGGTGAGGAGGGCGTCGCGTGACCTATCCGCCGACTTCGGCCGCCACCTTCAGCTGCGCTTTCTCGGCCTTTTTCACGGCGCTCTCGACGCGGGCCAGCTCGCGCTCGACGGCGCTGCGCAGAAAGATGCCCCGCCGGTGGCGCCCCATCAGGGCGTCGATGCGGGCGATGTGGTCCAGCGACAGATACAGCTGGATGACGGTGGTGTTGTGGAGCTTCGGTCTTCCCATGCCGGACATGATGGCGATGGGATTTATGCGGTCAAGTGCCGCGTTCGCTGTGGGGTTTATTGACATCTAAACCACACGGTTTATATGGTCGGTCACCGACCACGCGGGAGAGGCAAATGATCTGCGACCTTACGACCCTGGGACTATCGAAGGAGGCCGTCGAGGGCCGCGCCCATAGCATCGGCGGCTCCGACGCCAACGTGATCCTGGGCGGCGACGAAGCCAAGCTGCTGAAGCTCTGGGAAATCAAGACCGGCCGGGCCGAAGAGGAGGATCTGTCGGAGCTGATCTACGTGGTGATGGGCCAGTACACCGAGCCGCTGAACGCGGCGTGGTGGCAGAAGCAGACCGGCCTGACCCTGGCCAGCCGCAGCGAGTTCCTGACCTGCGAGATGGACGAGTGGCGCACCGCCACCCTGGACGGGCGGGTGTCGGATGGCTCGATCTGGGAGGCCAAGCACACTAACCCCTTCACCAAGGTGGACGAGGTGTTGCGGATGTACCTGCCGCAGCTGCACCACAACATGGACGTGGCCAACGCCAAGCGCGCCCACCTGTCGGCCTTCCGGGGCAACGGCGACTGGGTCAGCTGGTGCGTCGACTACGACGACGCCTATGGCGCCGCCCTGCATCAGGCCGAGTGGAGCTTCTGGATGAGCGTCATGGAGGATGTCCCTCCGGTGGCCTATCCGGTCCCGCCCGACCCGACCCAGTTCGCGGTGCGCGAGGTGGACATGAGCGGCGACAACACCTGGGCCGACGCCGCGCAGACGTGGCTCGACACCCGGGTCTACGCAGCCAAGGCCGACAAGGCCAAGGACGTGATGAAGGCGCAGATCGCGCAGGATGTCGGCAGGGCCTTCGGCCACGGCGTCGAGTTCAAACGTGACAAGCGTGGCGCCCTGCGCGTCTACGCGATGGAGGCTTGAGTGAGCAACATCGTCCCCTTCCAACCCAGCAACGCGGAGGTCTACCGGGCCTCCACCGACGCCGCGTCGCTGTGCAAAGACATCGTCCTGCGCACGGTGATGGAAATCCAGAAGCGCCGCTATGTGAAGGTCGAAGGCTGGCAGGCCATCGCCGTCGCCCATGGCTGCATGGCCGGCTCCGGTGACGTCGAGGTGCTGGATGATGGCGTCAAGGCTGTCGGCGAAATCCGCCGCATGTCGGACGGCCAGCTGCTGGCCCGCGCCGAGGGCTTCGTCGGCAAGGACGAGCCGACTTGGTACGGCGGGACCATGCGCCGCTGGAAGTGGGGCCAGCAGCGCGGCGAGAAGGTCTGGTATGACGAGGAGATGCCCAAGCGCTCGGATTACGCGATCCGAGCCATGGCCCAAACCCGGGCCATCTCCAGGGCCTGCCGCTCCGCCTTCGCGCACGTGGTGGTGCTGATTGACGCCAACCTCTCGACCACCCCGGCCGAGGAGGTGCCGCTGGGTGGTTGGGACGATCAGCCGGCGGATCAGCCGGCGTCCGATCATCCCAACGCTCCGAAAGAGGCCCGCCAGCCGCAGCCAAAGCCCGCCCAGGCCGGTCCCCGGGCTGGCGGGTCTCCCACTGCCCCGCCGCAGGATGAGGCCTCACAGGCCTCCAGGCGGGCCGCAGCGCCGGCGCCGAAGCGGACCATCGTCCGCCAGGGCTCCAAGGTCCCGGCGCCCACGACCCCGGCGCCCCAGGACTGGGTGCGCTGGCAGCGGGTGGTGGCCCGCAAGGTCGAGGAGGCCCGCAGCGCTGACGAGATCAGGCACATCTCCGAGCTGCACGGGCCGGACGTGATCCGCTCCAACGAGGTGCTGCCGGGTTCGGCCGAGAGCTTCGCCGAACTGGTCAGCGCCCGGCTGGCTGATATGGAAAGGGCCGCGTGACGCCATGGTGCAGCTGGTGGTCAAGCGTGTTGGCCGAGGTCTCTACCCCGCCGATGGGCTGGCGGAAACGGAGGTCTACACCCTGCCGGCCAACATCGACCTGCGGGCGGAAGTGGCGAACCCTCGCCGCTCCGTCCCGCAGCTGCGGCTCTACTGGGCGATCCTGCAGCTGGTCGCCGAGAACATGGACAAGCCCACCAACCGCAACATCCTGCACCAGTGGGTGAAGCTGCGCTGCGGGGTGGTCGACGACCTGGTGCTGCGCTCCGGTGAAATCATCGAGCTGCCCGGCTCCATCGCCATCGACCAGATGGACGAGACCGCCTTCAACAGCTTCTTCGACCAGGCCCTGACCCACATCACCGCCGGGCTCACCAACCTCGCCCGCGAGGACCTGATCGCCGAGGCCGAGCGGATGCTCGACCGGGCGAGGACGCCATGAGCGCTGAGGCCGACACCGAGGTGCAAGCCTGGACCAGGCGCATGGGGCCGATAGGTGAACGGCTGAAGGCCCACGGCCTGGACCAACAGAACATCGCCGCCGACCTGACGGCGCTCGTCGAGGACGGCGCGGCGCTGCTGCGCAAGTACCCCGACCACCCCTGGCTTGCCGACTGCATGGAGTTCGCCAGCCAGTCGCTCGCCTACTTCGTCCGGGACGAAGACGAAGACGACACCGCCATCCTCGACTACATGCGCCAGAGGCGCCCGCAATGACCCGGCCCCGCAACCCGCTGAACGCCTACGCCCGGCGCCTGCTGGTGCAGCTCGGCGAGGCCGAGACGACGCCGCTGGCCGAGTGCGAGGCCGACGCCCTGCAGCGGCTGGGCGAGCTGGACATGGTGGAGGTCCGGGGCCAGCAGGTGGCGCTCACCTGGGAGGGCATCGTCAAACTCCGGGAGCTGCGGCCATGACCCGCCTGACCGCCAAGGAGTGGTTCCTGCTGCGCTGGCTCGGCGAGGAGGACTACAGTCTGCTGGGCGAGTGCGAGGGCGCCGACCTCGACACCCTGATCGCCAAGGGCTTGGCCGAAAAAACCGGCGTCAGCGGTTACACCCGGGTGACCCTCACCGAAAAGGGCCAGAGGGCGCGCGACGATAGCGACGATGGGTTGGACGCCCTCAGGGCCGCCGAGAAGGAGACCTATCGGCGGTATTCCGCGAAGGGGCCTCGGCCATGACCGCCCCGCGCCTGCTCGACCTCTACTGCGGCGCCGGCGGGGCGGCGCGCGGCTACGCGGACGCCGGGTTCGATGTGCTGGGCGTCGATATCAAGCCCCAGTCCCGCTACCCCTATCCGTTCATCCAGGCCGACGTGCTGGAGCTGCTGGCCCAGCCCGGCGCGGCGAGTGACTACGACGTGATCCACGCCTCGCCGCCCTGCAAGCCCTACACGGCGCTCAGGAGCGCGCCTGGGGCCAAGACGCACCCGGCGCTGATCCCAGCCACCCGCGCCCTGCTGAGGGCCTCTGGCAAGCCCTACGTGATCGAGAACGTCGAGGCCGCAGCCTGGGACATGATCGACCCCGTCCGCTACTGCGGCACCATGTTCGGCTTGGGCGTCGAGGGCTTCGAGCTGCAGCGCCACCGGCTGTTCGAATCCAACATCCTGATCATCCCGCCACACCGCTGCTGGCATCGCTGGCCGGTAATCGGCGTCTACGGCGGCCACGTCCGCAACCGGGCCGCCGCCGCTGGCGGGCGCGGGACGATGGACTTCGTCGGCCAGGATAAGCCGGCGCTGGCCAAGCAGGCCATGGGCATCGACTGGATGACCATGAAGGAGCTGAGCGACGCCATCCCGCCGGCCTATACCCGGCACATCGGCGCCCAGCTGATCGCGCACCTGCAAAGGAGGGCGGCATGAAGATCACCCAGCTGCAGTTCCTGCGCGCCATGGAGGCCATCGCGGAATACCAGGACATGGTGGCCGAGATCGACTTGCTGGTCGGCGGCGACGCCCGCACCGGCGCCCTGGCCGAGCCGTTGCTGGACGAGCTTGTGCAGCAGCTGCGCGAGCGCTGCGACGACCCGGCCGTTGACGACGACGGCAACACCTCGCTCGACATCTATCTCTACGAGGACCGGGCGAGCCTGCGCTGGCCGGATGGCGGCTTGCGGCTGCTGACCTCGCCGGGCGAGCTGTGGGACTGGTGGGAGGCCAGCGCGGTGGGGCCGTTCAAGGAGGATGGGCCGTGAAATGAGCACGGGCAAGATGTTCCGGACCCGGCGTCACCGCCGCACCGCCAAGCAGGTGATGAAGCACGGCAAGAAGGCCAAGCGGCGCCACGCCCGCCCGGCGGGGCGCACCGGCCGCATCCACAGCGTCAAGCTCCGCTCACGGAGAGCGACATGACCGAGGCTCTGCCGAACTGGCCGGCGGTGATGACCACCCAGCGCGCCGCCCGCTACCTGGATATCTCCGAGAATAGTTTTCGAGCCCTGGCCAAGCGCGAGGGTGTGAGGCCGCTGGACCTGGGCATGGTGGCCATGCGCTGGCGCCGGGCGGACCTGGATAACATGGTGGACCGGCTGTCGCTGCAGGGCGATCTGGCCGAAGCAGCCGAAGCAGCCGACAGTCTCGAAGCGGTCCACGACCGCGCACATCAGTTCTATGCAGCCAAGCGTCGCAAGAGGGGCAAATGAAGTACGTCAACAAGATCACCGACCGCTACGGGAACGTGCGGTGCTACCTGCGCAAGAAGGGCCACCCGCTGGACGGCACGCTGCTGACCAGCCCGTGGCCCGAGATCGAGGCCGGATCGGCCCTGGAGGCCGAGCGGGACGCCGCGCTGGGCATCCAGCCGCACCGCCCCACCGGCAAGAACCTGGGCGGCGCCATCGCCGAATACCGGCTGAGCCCGAAGTACCGGCGGCTGAAGAAGCGCACCCGCTACAACTACGAGCTTTTCCTGGCCGAGTTCGAGCAGGTCTACGGCGACCAGCCGATGGACCTGATCTGCCGCTCCTCGGGGTGTCGGCGGATGATGTCCGAGTGGTCGGCCAGCGGCCACCGGGCGGCGACGGTCAGAAAACAGGTGATGATGAACGTCATGAAGCCCTGGGCGGCCGACAACGACCGGCCCAATCCCTGGGCGATGGTGGACAACGCCCTGGCGCCCACCGACGCGAAGGAGGCCCACCCGACTTGGCCGCAGGTGGTGGTGGACACCTTCATCGAGCAGGCGGCGCTGCGCGGCCAGCCGGGCGTGGGGCGGGCGGTCGCCCTGGCCCGCTACTCGGGGGCCCGGCGGGGCGACCTGATCTGGATGACCCAGGCGGTGCGCAAGGCGACCGAGGACGGCCCGATCCTGGACTGGCTTTCCACCAAGTACAGCGTGCAGGTCACCATCGATGAGGACGTGAGGCTGACCGACTGGCTGGACCGCCTGCCGAACATGCAGCCCCTGTCGAACTGGCAGCGCTGGTCAGACCGCCAGAAAGGTCAGGCGCGGGTCGCCCCCGCCACCATCGTCTACACTCAGGAGAACCTGCCCTACATGACCGAGGAGGGCCTGGGGCACGCGGTGCGCGCCCTGGTGCTGGAGTTGTTTGCGGACGATCTGATCGACGCCGACCACTACACCCTGCACGGCCTGCGCCACACCTTCGGGGTGGAACTTGCCCTGGCCGGGGCCACCGAGCAGGAGGGCATGAGCGCGATGGGGCACCGGGGCCCCGAGACGTTCCGCAAGTACGTTCGGCAGGCCAGCCGCATCCAGATGGCGCGGGCTGGCATGAAGAAGGTCCGCGACAAGCGGGACGGCCAGACGCCGGCGCCGATGGCGGCTGGGGTCAACGAAAACGCCCCCCAGGGCGAAGTGCAAAACAAAGTGCAAAAAACTGCAAAACAAGCGTGACTGCAATCTCGCTTTGTTCTTTTTGGCCCCTTGAAAAATAAGGGGAAATCGCTGGTGAGCCCTACGGGAATCGAACCCGTCTTTTCAGATTGAAAATCGGAAGGCTCCCTAGGGCGAGCCGGCGAAAAGTGCAAAACTCTCGCGCACCGCTACACCCGTTCCATAGCAACGCCATGACCCGCCAATTGGTCTCAATCGACGCCCCGCACTTCAACGCCGGGCTGATCATGGAGGGAGACCGCTGCGTCAAAGCAGCGCCCATCCTGGGCTGGATGGTCGGCAAAAGCCGCTTCGTGATACGCGCCTACTGCAAGAAGAAGCGCTGGACCGTGGTGGTCGTCAGCGAGTTCGAGGAGACCCCATGAGCATAGTCATCGGCGCCCTGCTGTGGATCGCGGCAATCACCGCGCTGTGCGTCATTGGCGCCGCCCTGGGTAAACTCTGGGGCTAGGGCTGTTGCGCCCGGTCGCCCTGCAGCGCCTGGGCGATCATCGCGCGCCACTGAGCGTTCTGTTGGGCCGTATAGGCCCGCTGCAGCTTGGTGATGTCCCACTCCTCGGGAGGTTTGCCAGCGATGATGTCGGCGACACTCCTCGCCGTCTTCGCTTGGCTGCGCTTCGTTTCCCGCACGATGGCCTTGAAGGGCAATTTCAGGCCGAGGGACAGAATGTCATCGACACCGACATCGGCGACCGACAGCGCGCCGGGGGGCAGCTTCTCCCTCGGCATCGGCTGGGCCTCTGCGAAGTCGCGGGCCACCTGTGTGTCGGCCTCGGCGATGGCTTTGCGCCGGGCCAGTAGCGCATCCCGCTGGGCGGCGCCGGTGGGGTTGTCCATCAGCGCCTGTTCCAAAATCCTCAGCCGGTCGCCCTCGGGGCCAGCCGGCGCCGCACCGGCCATGGTGAGGGGGCGGCTTGGCTCGACGGCTTCGGGTAGCGCTCTCGAATAAGCCAGCGGTGAAGAGGTGGGCTCAGGCGCCGCCGCAGGCGGCGGCTCGGAGTATCGGAGGGATGACGACGTCGGCGCCGGTGGGACCTCTGGCGGGGCCTTCGAATACCTGAGAGTTGATAGCTGGGGCTCTGGACCCGCCCGCAGCGGCGGCAAACTCATCTGCGGGGCCACGGGCGGACGCTCGGGCGTCCGCAGCGGCGGCAGGGTGGTCTGAGGAATCGACGGCGTCGCAGGCGTCGCAGGCGTCCGCAGCGGCGGCAGGGCGGTGCGCGGGATCGGGGGCGCTGGCGCCTTCTTGATGTCCCGCGTGACCTCCGACAGGATGGCCTTCGCCTTCATCTCCGGAGCGGACGCGCCCCGAAGGGCTTTTCCGACCCTCGCGGTGGCCTTACCGGCCGCAGTGATCGGCTTGCTTCCCGCGGCGCCGCCGAACAGCGAACCAAGCGCCTCGCCCGCGCCCATCCACTCCGGATGACCCAGGAGCCTGGCCGCCTCGCTCAGACCCACGCCGCCAGCCACCGAGAGCCCATAGCTGAGCGGCCCCCCAACCAGCCCTGGCACGTTGTGGCCGGCGACGCGGGTCGCGCGCCCGGTAAAGTGCTGTGGTTCGTGAAATTCGCCGGTGCGCTTCTTGATCTCACTGAGCATCCCTTCGGTGGAGGGGCCGCTCGGATTGATCAGGCCCAGGGCGTGGGGCGGCCCTGACATTGCGGCGGCGTGGCGCTGGTCGCGCTGCCGCTGAGTCAGCGGCTCGCGGCCCATCAGTCCGCGTAACTGATCCGCGCCCCATTCGGATGCGCCCGCCTCAGCCTCAGCTAGTGCGCGCGGGATACCCAGAACACCGGCGCCGGCTTCCGCCAACGATCCAGGCAGCGAGCGCAGAGCGTCCTCGACGTGGCCGACGCGGGTTTCCGGCGCCTGCCGCGCCAACTCGGCGTCCAGTTCGGCGTCCGACATGCCGGCATAGCGGTTGGGGTCAGGGGCCCTGGACGCGGCGGCTTTCTGCTGCCGCGCCAACTCGGCGTCCAGTTCCTGGTCGGACATCTTCGAGTAGTCCATCACCGACCACCCGCACGGGCGCGCTCACGCCTCGCCTTTTCCTCAAGGAGTCTGGGATCGATCCCAGGCGTCGCCGGCACCGCCCTGCCGCCGCCGATAAGGTCCCGAAAGCCGCCAGGAGCGCCCTTGGCGATGGTGTTGATATTGGGCACCGCAGGAAGTTCCGGCAGGTATTGGCTGGCGATCTCATCAATCACGGGAACAAGGTCTTGGCCCTGCGCCTTGCCTGCGTCACCGAAGACCCGCCTCTCGACATTGATCCTGGCCCGAAGGTCGCGCTGCGTCTGGGTGGCGGCGTCGAAGACCGCATGGGCCAGGGCCTGGCGCACTTCAGGTGGCAGTTTCTGGCCGCTCAGCAGCCAATCCTTGAACTGCAGAAACTGCTTGATCGGGCCCGCCGCCTCGTCAAACATCTTAGTCGAGAACTGGCGCGCGACCCCGCCGGTGGCGACCTGGGCCGCCAGGTCTTTCAGGATAGCGTCCGGCACGCCGCCGGGCTGGCCGGTGGCCTTCACCATCTCCATGTAGCGGCCGACCGCCAACCGGGCCTTCTCCGCTTCCTGGGAGTTCTGCAAGCCGCTGATCCGCTCCTGCTGCTTGGCGACCGGGAAGGCGTCGTCGATCTCCTTCTTCCAGCCCAAACCCTCCTGGCGCCAGATGTGGTCGGCGCCGGGGAAGCGGTAGAGGCCGTTGCCGAGCGAGATGGGCTTGCCGGCGCTGGGTGTCAGCTCCGCGCTGGCGGCGCTTTGTGAAGCGCCACCCTCCGGGGCCGGGCGAATGGGAACGAGGCCCCGCTCAGTCAGGTACGACTTGCCGCCGTCCTGGACCCTTGGGTTGAGGCGCCGCGTAACCTCCCCGCTGGGAGCGGTATAAACGTCCTCATAAGGGGTGCTGCTGGCTTCGCCCTTTTGAATGTAGATCGGCTTACCATCCGGCCCGTAGGTCCACCCCTTGTCCAACTCCACCGGCGCGCGCTTGCGGTCGATCACATCCTGGGCGACCTTCTGGGCGGCGTCGTAGTAGGCGGGGTTCTGGGTCTTGCCCCAGAGCCCCATCAGCCGGTCGTATTCGGCGATGTCGCCGGGCGTGGCGCCGGGGCCGGTGGGGACGCCGCCCTGGGCGGTGGGCGCGGCGCCGCCACCGCGCCCCGCAGCCGCCGCCTGAAGCTCAGGGAAGCCCGCCAGCACGCCCTGGCCCATCCCCAGCGCCGGACCCGGCGCAGGGGCTACAGCGGCGTCCTGGGCGACCGGCGGGGCCTGCGCGGAGGGGGCGGTCGTCTGGGTGGGGGGGCGCCCCGAGATAATCCTATCCACCAGCGCCAGGGTCTCTTTCGGCAGGTGCTTGAGGTCGCCACTCCACTTGTCGGCCCGGCCCGGCCCCCAGTTATAAGCCGCCACCACGCGGGTCGGATCGTTCGAATAGCGGCCCTTCATAGCGGCGAGGTAGTCGCGGCCGACCCGGGCCTTTTCGGCCAGGGAGTTGTCCTGGGCGGGCCGCACCCCGAACCCCGGATCGTTGGCAGTGGCGCCCATCACCTGCATTTCGCTCTCAGCGCCTTTGGAGCTGACCGCGCCGCGCCGGTTGCGGCTCTCGGCCATCGCCATGCGCTCAGGGCTCAGGTCGTCCATGCTCAGCCCGCCCACCGGCGGCGGGGCCATAGCCGCCTCGGGTTGGATGGCGTCGGCCATCTGGCCCAGTTGCAGCGGCGGCATCTTGATTTGCGGCGGCGCACCGAAGCCGGTCTGTTCGGTCGGGGCCTGGGGCGCGGCCGCCTGGATCGGCGCCTGCTGCTGAACGCCCTGCAGCATCGCCGTGGGGGCGGCCTTGCGGTCGCCGAACGCCGCCGTTTCGTTGCTGGTCGCGGCGTCGCTCATCACCGTTCCGGTGCGCTCGTAGAGGTCGCGGGTCCGCTTGTCCGCACTGCGCGAGAGCAGCGCCGTGGCCAGCAGGTTGCCGCCGAGCGCCCAGGGCGACTTCAGGTTCTGGCCGCCGGTCTCCAGCAGGTGGCTCAGCATCTCAGAGGTGCGCGACGCGCGCTGGGCGTCCGGCAGCAGCCCGATCCCACCGCGCTGGATCGCCTGCTCGATGATCTGCTTCTGGGTGAGCGGGATGCCGGAAAGGAGTGGGCGCGCGGCCATGGCTCAAATACTCGACTGACTGGCGCCGATGCCGTTGGGGTAGAGCAGCTTGTCCAAGAGCTTACCGACCAACCCCTGGTTCTGGGCCTGCTGGTTGCTGCCGCCGTACTTCATCAGTGCGGTAGCCAGCATGTCGGAGCCGAAGGCCACTGGCGACGACATCGGCTGGGTCTGCATGTGGCGCATCAAGAGCTGCTGCGGCTCGCTCAGCTGGCTCTGGCCCATGGCCGAAAGCGGGGGAAGGTTCATGCCGCCAGCCTTTCGTAGTTGACGCGCAGCCAGCCATCCGGGCCCTCGACCACGCAGTCAGGCCGCACGGGCCGGACCTCTTGAGCCATGACCCCCTCGCGCCACTTGTCCTCGCCGCGCAGCTTGTAGACGTAGAGCTTGAAGCCGGCGCGCTCGCCGACCTCATGGATGTCGCGCTTCAGCCGGCGGTCGGACTTCATGCCGGCGGTGAGCCCGGCCGAGCCGAGGTTGAACAGGCCGCCCAGCGCCGAGCCGTAGGCCCCCATCTTCGCCTGATAAGCCGCTTGCTGGCCCTGCTGGTTCAGGTCATAGGCGCCCAGCACGTTGGTGTTGGCCACTTGGGCGGGGGTGTAGCCGAAGCCCTGCGGGGCCTGCACCTGGCCCAGGCCCAGCAGCGCCGACATCTGGTTGATCGACTGGTTCTGGCTGTAGGCCTGCTGCTGGAATTGCTGCTGCTGGCGCTCGTTCTCAAACTGGCGCTGCTGCATCTGCTGGGCGAAGGCCTGCTGCTCGGCCTGGTTCTGGAAACCGGCCGAGGCCAGCCGGTTGCCGGTGTCCTGCTGGCGGGCCTGATTGGCGAAATCGGCCGCGCCCATGTTCTGGGTGTACTGCTGGGCGGCGCCCTGGTTGCCGAACTGGCCGGCGGCCTGGGCCTGGGCGAAACGGTCGTTGGCCGCCTGGTTGAAGAACTGGCTGGCCCCCATGCCTTGGGCGAACTGCTGGCCGGCGGCGGCGTTGGCGAACTCGGCCTGCGCCTGACCCTGGCCGAACTGCTGGCCCTGGGCGGCGTTGTAGGCCTGCATCTGGCCGAGGTTCTGGCCGTACTGCTGGCCCGCCGCCTGGTTGGCGAACTGGCCGGACGCCAGCTGCTGGCCGTAGCCCTGCTGCTGGGCCCCCAGGCCAGCCTGCACGGCCGAGTAATTGGCCTGGTTATAGGCGTCGGTCTTGGCCCGGTTGAGGTTGCCCAACTCGGTCTGGGCGGCGGTGGAGCCGCCGGCAAGGCCCTGCGCCGCCAGCCGTGCGCGGGTCTGGTCCTCGGCCTGCTGCCACTGCGGATCGAGCCGCGATGTGGCCTGCCCATAGACCGCGTCCTGGGCCGCCTTCACCGACTGGTCGAACGGCTGGCCGCCCACCTGGCCCTGGACCTGCTGGCCCTGGCTGAAGGTGTTCTGCAGCCCGTAGTTATTGATACCGCCCTGGACGTCCTGGCCGTGGGCGAACTGGTCCTGCAACCCCTGCTGCTGCAGGTCGGTCTGCACCCCGCGCCCCTGGTCGAAGCTCTGGGTCGCCGAGTCGTAGCTGGGGGTCGAGACGATGTCGCCCATGCCCGCCGCGCCCTGCAGCTGGCCCAGCTGGAGGTTCTGGCCCAGCGCGTTGCCGACGCGGCCGAGCTGCTGGCCGGCGATGTCCACCGCCCCCTGCTGGGCGCGCATCGAGCTGTCGTAGAGCGCCTGCTGCTCGGGGCTGAGCGCGATGGTCTGGGTCCACTGGTCGGAACCGGGGTTCTCCTGGTTCCAGCTGACATTGCCGTAGGGGGTACGCTGGTTGGCGTTGTTAATGGTGGCTTGCAGCCGGGCGGTCGCCTCGTTGGACGCCGTTTGCGCGTTGGACACCACCATGGGGTCCGGCGGGGTAGGCGCTGAGGGCTTGCCCATCACTCCACCTTGATCTGAGCCATTCGTCCTTGAGTAGGCCGTAGAGCACCGCGTCGTCGCTCAGCAGGCCCTTGCGGACGATGCCCTCGCAGCGGAAGCCCAGCTTCTCGACGAAGCCCCGCGTGCGCTTGTCGCGACGCGCAGTGATGGCGGTCACTCGCACGCAGTTTAGTTGCCTGAAGGGGTAGGTGAGGATTTCCCTCACAATTGAGCGGGTTAGCCATCTGGGGGTCTCGCTGGCGCAGGCCATCTCCAGGCTCCGCAGCGCCGGGCGCCACTCGGTGAACACCACCCCGCCCAGGGGTCGGCCGTCGCGGCTCTCGACCCCGATGGCGGTGCAGGCGGCGAACGGCAGGCCGTGCATGTGCGGGATGCGCTGCGCCACCCAGGCGGCGACCGCCGCGTCGCGGCCCACCACCAGCCTCATAGCTGGCCCCCGGTTTCGTACATCAGGTCGAAGCTCAAGAGCTGGCAGGGCACGTCGAACGGCAGGCCGGTGCTGATCAGCAGGCCAGCGGTGGGGTCTCCAGCGTCGATCCCCAGGTAGTGCGGCGGGATGTCGCCCACGTCGAGCAGCGCCACGTCGGTGTCACCCAGCAGGCTGATCCGCATCCGGGGGGCTCCGACGTAGCCAACCCCGGAGGCGCCGGTCCAGTCAAAGCGGATTTCCGCCGCCGCCGCCCCGGAGGAGACCACGGTGGGCACGGCCACCGGCGCGGTCTGCTGGAAGTCCACATTGACCTCCAGCGCCGGCTTGACCTGGGGGATGGTGTTCATCACCGGCCGGATCGAGATGAAGCGCTTGATCTGGGCCCCGGAGCCATAGGACGAGAACGCCCCCAGCACGTCGCCGATGATCGCCGCGCCATTGTCCGAGGAGCCGATGCCGGCCTGCATCACCCCATCGACGTGGCCGAAGTAGACGTTGGAGTTGGCCATCTCCCAGCACAGCGAGTTCCAGCCGGTGAACCTGCACCAGGCCCCGGTCATGGCGTTCTGCACGAACTGCACGGCGGTGGCGTTGGTGGCGGTGGGCACGTTGAAAATGGCCAGCGAGGAGCCCTGCGGGCTGGTGGGGCCGCCGAAGGTGGTGAGGATGCCCTGCCAGCCGATCTGGTTGAAATAGGCCCGGGCGGCCTCGGAGAAGGCCTGCATGATCTGCCGGGTCATCGCCACGTTGCCTTGCTGGGTCCGGTCCAGGGTCAGGCCCTGGCTGAGCGGAATGATGCCGTCCACCGTCGCCAGCGCCAGGTCGCCGCCGAACTTGACCAGCGACTGCGGCCCCAGCGGCGGCCCGAAGTCATAGACCCCCACCAGGGTGAAGCTGGCGGCGACGGTGGGGTCGATCCCCTGGTAGATCGCCACCTGCCCCTGGTCGGTGACGAACACCGCGTAGTCGTCGGCGGTCACCGCCAGCTGGGCGCTCCAGTTGGCGCCGCAGACCAGCCGGCCGCCCTTGGAGAAGATCGGCGCCAGGTCCAAGAGGGTGCAGGCCCCGCCCACCGCCCCGGCCGCCGGGTTCCAGACCCTCAGGCTATTGGCCTCCAGGTAGTAGAGCCGGGCCTTGTGGGCGAAGACGTTGAAGAGGGTGGTCGGGACCAGCACCGGCGGGCCGGCCCCGGAGAGCGCCGGGACCGCCGCCCAGACCCCGGCGTTGTAGCCGATGGGCGCGTTCACCCCGTTGCAGGCGACGATCCAGGCCCCGGCGGCGTTGGACCAGGCGGTGTAGTTGAAGCGGTTGGAGGTCAGGCCGCCCAGCATCAGCACCGGCGGCACGCCAGCGGCCGACACGTCGTAGATGCCACCGCCGGACGCGGCGAAGAGGTCGTCATTCACCCCCGAGCGGAACGACATCAGCGTCTCCACCGGCGCGGCGGTGGAGACATGCGGCAGGTAGCCCCGCCGCAGCTCGACGTAGCCGGCCCGGGGGATGATGTTGTCGAGGATCACCGCGTTGATCGGCGGCATCGCCGCCAGCGGGTTCAGCGCATCCCAGCCGCCCACCGGCGCGGGGATCGAGCGGCCCACCACCACCTGGGTCTTCGGGCCTTTGGTGCGGAGCGCGGTGCGCATCAGATGTACGGGAAGTCACCGTCCGGCAGGTTGATCCGGCTGGGATCGACGGGCCTGGGCGTGGTGGAGAGCACGGTGGCGGCGCCGTCGCGGGCCGACAGGGTCTCCAGGGCCCGCTCGTAGGTCGCCATCTCCTCGGCGTAGTCCAGGCCCTTGCCGCGCAAGAAGCGCCACATGATGGAGAGGGTCAGCACCTCCTCGTCCAGCAGCGAGAAGTCATCGTCGCGGACCATGCGGTTGATCGGCGTGCCATCGGCCCGCTGGGCCCAGTTCTTCGACACGTACTCGTAGGCGATGGTCTGGCCCGCCGGCGGCGTCGGGACCATCAGGAACTCGCCGGTACGCTGGCGGAAGCTCAGGTAGACCATGTTGAAGATCGGCTGCGCCTGGATCGCCTGCCAGCGCTGCGGCGTGATCGGCCCATAGACCCCGCGCCGGGTGGTGCGGTTGAAGAAGCTGTTGGGGATGAAGCGGTCCCAGTCCGCCGGCACGGACCCGACCTGTTCGGGGGTGGCGGTGGTGACGAAGGTCTGCTCGGTCACCAGCACCTGCCAGGCATAGCTGTCCACCATGTCCTTGCCCTGCTGGTTCAGCAGCGCGGCCAGCTGGCGCACCTGGCGGTCGGTGGAGGTCTCCACCGCGTCGGGGACCACCAGGGACAGCCGCTCGCAGGTGTCCTGAATGACGCTCAGGAGGGTCATTTCACCTTCAGTTTCGGCTTGGGCAGCTCGTCCTCGGGGGCCACGAACGGCGGCGGGGCGCCCTTGATCAACTCGGTGGCCACCGCGTCCGGCATCGGCTGCAGGGGCCGCTCGGCCTTGGCCAGGGCGTCGGGGTGATCGAGCATGTCCTGGTTGGTGGCCACGCGCGGGCCGTCCCAGGTGGAGCCGTCGATGAAGTTGACGAACTTCAGCACGGTCCCGTCCATGTAGAACTTCGGACCCCGAAGAGAGATGCTACGCTGCACTGCGGGCATGGATGGCCCCTTTCAGGTCGGTGATTTCGGCGCCCTGGCGTTCGATCAGAGCGTTGGCGGCGGCGAGGTCGCGGGTCAGCCGCTCGTTATCGCGGGTCAGCTGGTCGATCTTGACCAGCATCCGCTCCAGGGGCGCGGTGCCGGTCCTGGCCACTTCGAGGAACTTGATGGCGGCCTCGCGCTCGGCGCGGGCGCCCATGCCCAGGTGCTGCAGCTGGGCGTCGTTGACCGCCGCGTACTGCTCGACGGTGCGGATGTGGGCGAAGGCCAGCTCCTCGACCCGGCTGCGGGTGACGCGCGGCCAGCTGGCCAGCGGCGTGCCTTCCATGGGCAGCTCGCGGCCATCCTTGAAGGCCTGGTATTCCTTCGGCCAGCGCTGCTTGTGTTCGTCGCGGACCGGCTCATAAGCCACCGAACCCCGGTTGCCGGGGACGATGATCTCGACGAACTCGCGGTCCTCGTAGATCGGTCGGCCGGCCTGGGCGGATGCGAACTCCATCTGCACCGCCTCGACCCTGAAGCGGGCGATCAGCGGGTTGGGCTTTTGACCCCAAACCGGGTCGTCCAACTCATTCATGGGGCTCTCCTCAAAAGACCGGCGGGGGCGCCCCTCCCCCGCCCGCCTGTGGGCTAGTTGATGAGGTTCGCGACGCTCGCGCCGTAGACGAGGCCCTGCACCATGTTGGACACGGTGTAGGTCTGGGCGGTCTGGGTGGAGGCCGCGTTGACGTTGGTGTTCTGGGCGCCGGTGGCGTTGCTGCCGAGGCCGATCCGCCACGTGCCCTGGTAGCGCTCGATGGACTTGATCAGCTGGGTGGTGCCGGTCAGGCCAGTGCCGGCGACCACCATGCCCAGCGTCAGGTCGGTGATCCCGCCGGTGACCCCGTTGACGGAGATCAGCGAGGACACGTTGTTGATGTAGGGCTGGTTGATCACCGTATCGCCGGTGAAGGTGATGTTCGAGGACGCGCCGTAAGCCGAGAGGTTGACCACGCTCCAGGTGGTGGCGGTGTGGGTGTTCAGGAACTTCACCTGCCCGGCGGTGGCGCCGCTTTCGGCCTGACCACCGGCCAGGGAGGCGGCGGCGGCCTGGACCGCGACGTTGCCGACCCGGCAGAGCCAGAGGTAGTAGGTGCCGGCCACAACCGCCGGCTGGAACACCACCGAGACGCCGCAGCTGGCATTCTTGTTGGTGGCCGCAAGGGCGGTGGTGACGGCCAGCGCGGTGTAGTTCTCGTCGATGATGAACACCATGCCGGGCATCAGGTCGGTGGTGCCGGTCGGAACCCAGCGGCAGAACACCCACTGGGTGCCGATGTCGCCCCGCACCACGGTCCCCACCTTGAAGGGCAACGCCGGTACAGCGTTGACCATCACGGTGGTGGCGGTCGCAGCCAGCGGACCGTAGAGGGTGTAGGGGGCGACGCCGGGGCTGGAGAACACCCCGGAGCCGGTCGAGACCCCTTTGCCGAAGTCGCCTTGCCAGATCATTTCAGGCCTCCTCTAAGCGACAAGCACGCCGTGCAGCTGGGCGTTGGACAGGGTCATGTTCCCGGCCCACACGATCAGCTTGACGCTGGCGTCTTGGTTGATGGAGTTGACGGTCTCCAGCGGCACGCGGTTGCGGCGGCTGGACGGCCGGTATTTGATGTAGTTGGTGTTCAGCATGTAGAGGTGGTTGGCCGGGCAAGCCGCGCCGATGGCGCCGTCCGGGACCACATCCGCGCCCATGTAGTCGAGCGAGCGGAAGCCAGCGGCGGCGCTCTGGTCGCCGTTGCGGGTGATCCGTTGCATCGCCTGCAGCGAGGACCAGTAGAACTGGAAGTAGTTGTTGTCGGCGATGATGAAGTCGATGGTGTCGGGGCCGCGCTTGGTGCTCAGCCAGAGCTGGTTCATGTAGCCCTGGATGGTGGTCGCCGAGACCGCCGCGCCGCCGTTGGCCACGCCCGCGAACACCTGGTTGCGCCAGAACGCCCACTGCGCCCGGTCGATGCCGCCAACCACCCCGGAGGTCGGCGCGTCAGCGATCAGCAGCTGGACGCCGCCGATCTGCAGGCCGCCATCGGCGGTCCCGTTGCTGTACATGTCGTAGTTGAGGTTGTTGTCGAAGGTCTTCTCGGCGTTGCTGATCCGGCCTTCCATCAGGTCGATGACCTGGCTGGCGCCGGTGTTCTGGACGTCGATCTCCAGGCCGTTCCAGGTGACCGCCACCGCCGCCTGCTTCCAGTCGAACTCGGCCGCCGTGAACACGTCCGAGGGCGAGATGTTCAGCAGCTGGGCGCCGGCGTAGCGCTGGTAGGTGCCGTTCTCGGCGTACTCCAACTCCTGCACGATGGTCCGACCGCCCGAGACGGGCTTGATCGAGCCCGAACTCTTCATCTTGGAGAGCAGGGCGTTGTTCTTGGTGAAGTTGTCCACCGCCTCACCCGAGCGGTTGCGCAGGGTGCTGGTGACAATCTCGTTGAGGTTAGGCGAAGGCATCGCCGTTCATCCCTTTGAACCTACGAGTGCTCGGCCCACTGGACTTCAAGCTCCTCGCGGAGGCTGCGCTTTGACCCGTTCAGGCCTGGGTCGATCCCAGGCGTCGGCGAGCCGGTGACGGACCCCGCTGCGTGTCTGGCTTGAGCGACCTTCGCCTGGGCGGCCTCGCGGGCCGCCTTGGCCGCCGTCTCTTGCTGCTGCTGCAGCAGGATCGGGCGGATTTCCGGGTGTCCCCAGGTGGCCCGCTCGTAGGCCTCGTCCAGGCTGGACGCCTCACCCGAGCGCACGAGAGCGCTCATGGCCGACCGCACGTTCTCGAAGTACGGGTGGCCTGGGTCGGCGGCGAACTGGGCGACGGCTTCCATCAGCTGGTCCATCTGGGCCTGCTCAGCGGCTTGCTCCCGCTGGGCCAGGGTCTGCTCAAGGCTCTGGACCTTCTGGTGCAGCTGGGTGAGGCCGTCATTCGGCTGGGTGGCCACCTGGGTGGTCCCGTTGCCGACGTAGGCCTGCGCCAGCATGCGCGGGTCCACGCCTGTCTGCCGGGCTAGGTACAGGAGGGCCTGGACGGGATCGCGGTCGAGGAAGTCGCTGGCGGCGAACAGCTGCTCAACGGCTCTGGCCTCGTCCACACCCCGGAGCCGGAGCCATTCCTGGCGGGGTCCGAGCACGGAATGCAGGCGGTTAAGCCGTTCGGCGTCCTGGGTCCGCTGGGCTTGGCCGGTGTTCCAGTCCTGCTCCCGCTTGTTGACCTCGGCTTGGATCAGCGGCGGCAGCTTGGCGAACTCAGCCTTGGCTGCGGGCGACCAGGAGGCGGGCGGGGCGATGGCCTCGGGCTTCGCGGTCCCGGTCGCGAGCGCCTGGCTCTCGACTTTGGGCGCCGCTGCGCGCGGTTCGCCAGACGCGCTCGGCGTCGTGGGCTCGCCAGCCTTATGCTCCTGCTTGACAAATTGGCCAAGCTCATTCCTTGCTTTGTCGCCCGTAGGCACGCCAGCGGCGGGCGCGGCCGAGGTCTCTTCGGCCGCGCCTTGCCGCTCTCCATCCGCCGCGAACTGGGCTTCCAACTCCTCGCGCAATGACCGTTTCGGCTCGGCAGCGCCCTCCCCGGCGCCAGTCGGGTCGGGCGTGGCCGGGATGGCCAGCTCTGGGCCGGGGAGGACTTCGGGAAAGTCGGTCATCGTGACTCAAGCTCCTCAATCGCCCGCTTGATGTCGGGACCGACCGGGCGGGCTTCACTCTTCGGTTGGTTGTCGATCCAGGCGCGGTCGTTGCCGACGATGTCGTAGCCGGCGTCCTTGACCGCCCGGGTGTAGGCGCTCTTGGAGTCGAACTGCTGGCCGGTGAGGGTCAGGGCGATGGGCTCCATCGCGTCGCGGATGATCATCGGCCCGCGCCCGTGGGCCGGGTGCAGCGGGGGGGCCAGGTGGGCGGGGAGCCAGCCGCCTTCTCTCCAGAGGAAGCGGGTCATGCTCAGGTCCCCAGCATGATCATCCAGCCCTCCAGGGCCTGGGCGGCGGCGCTGGGAAAGCTGCTGGTGGTCAGGGTGTTGCTGCCGGAGCCGGTGCCCTGGACGAGGATGCGGGCGGTGGTGGTGCTGGCGGCGGCGATGCTCAGCCACGTCCCACCGACATAGACGAGGTTGGAGCCGTGGCTTCCGAGGCCGCCGCTGATCAGGATGCCGGTGGCGGTGGCCGGCAGGTTCTTGAGGATGAAGTTGCCAGAGGCGGTGGTGTAGCTCGGCGTGAACTGGAGGATGAACTCCATGTAGATAAACGGGCCGATCCGCATCCACCGGCCGTTCTGAGCCGTGTAGCCCTCGACCAGGTTGCCGTGGGTGGCGAAGTCGTACTGCGGCGTCCACGTCTGCATGATGGACGACGTGATGGCGCCGGCGGCGCTGTTGATCAGCACGCCGGGCGAAGTGTAGGCCGGCAGCTGCAGCGTGCCGGTCCCACTCAGGACGCCGATGACGGTGGTCCCGGCGTACCACTTGAAGCCGCCGCTGGAATTGGCGGCGCTGCACCACATGAAGCCGCTCTCGATCCCGATGGCGTAATCGACGGTCGCCGCGCTCACGGTCGAGGCCACGATCAGCTTGGTGCCGACGCTGCGGGTGGTGAAGGTGGGGATGCCGGCGGTGGCCGGCGAGCCGAGGTTGATCCAGTTCGAGGTGGCGTTGTTGAGGCTGATGGAGCCGCCGGTGAAAATAGCGGTGGTGAAGCTCTGCTGGGCCGACCAGGTGTTGACGGTGTTCAGCAGCGGCACGGTGTTGCCGCTGGTCCCGATGTTGGCGGTGGCGGCGGTGCCCAGGCCCAGGTTGGTGCGGGCGGTGGTCGGGTTGCCGATGTCCGAGAGGTTCAGCGACTGCTGCAGGTAGGTCAGGTTCAGGTCGGTGACCAGCGAGGTGCGGAAGTCGGCCTTGGTCATCTGCGACAGCGGGCCGGCCGCAGCGGTCGGCCACATCACGATCAGGTCGGTGTCGGCCATCGTAGTGGCGACCACCAGGTTCGGAGGGTTGAGGGAGACGGCCATCCTAGGCGACCTGGAACATCAGCATCACCGACTGCTGAGTGGTGGCTTCGGTGAAGGTGGCGGCGGTCAGGTCCGGCCAGGTGCCGAAGGTGGTGGTCCCGGACACGCTGAGGTGGATGGTGGTGATCGAGGACGAGGCGGCGACGTTGCCGATGGTGGCTGAGCCGAGCATCGAGGTACACCAGACCGAGTTGGAGGCCACGGTCATCGCCGCTGCGCCACTGCCGGTGGCGTCCACATTGACGCCGCTGAAGTAGAAGCCCGGCTCCAGGGTGACGTTGGTTCCGCCCAGCAAGGCGGCGCTGGTGGTGGAGCCGGTCGTGCTCATCGACTGGCTCTGGGCCAGACAGGCCCCGGTGGGTCGGCCGGTCGCGGCGTTGAAGCCGTAGACGCCCAGCTGCAGCAGGCCGCTGGCGGCGGCCGTGGTGATCCGCGTGCCCAGGCCCTGGATGGTTACGCGCTGCTTCAGCGCGAACGGGACCAGCCGCAGGTTGTTGGTGGAGAGGGCCGAGCCGGCGCCGCTGTGCCAGCCGGGCCCTGGATAATAGAACCTGCCGCTGACGTAGCCGGGCTGGTCGGCGATCCCGACCAGGGTCCAGAGTGCGGCGGCGGCGCTCGCCGAGCGGCAAATCCAGTACTGGGCGGTCACGGTGTTGAACCACATCGAGCCGGCCGAATAGAACGCGGTGCTGTCGTCGCTGGCGCCGGGGTTGGTGACGGCGGTGAGGTTGTCCTTCTGGCCGAACTGGCTGAGCTGCAGCTTGCGCGAATTGCCGCCCTGCGCCGCGTAGAGGTACTCGGTGAAGTCCGGGGTGGAAGCCGCTGTAAGCGCAGTGA